ACCATCAGAGGATACTGTGCAGCATCTCTGCTTATAGCATCAAGGAAGTCACCTTGAAAAAACTCATTTATTTGTCTGTGCTGTGTTGCGATCTCTTGCAGCTCCAGCATGATTTGATTTAGAGTCTTTTCCATTTAGGTATTTTTTTAATTTGTCAATTTGTTTCTTGCTCGCAGTGAATTTTTTCATACTATCCAGCCTAAAGGTTTGTATCCAGTGTGATCCTTGTCTACTTTCTCATTGCATTCATTGTCATCACAACAAACAATGTATTCAGGATATTTGACACCATTGTCATCTTTCAAGAATCCAATCAATCTTTCTTTGTAAAAATACGCATCCTTTCTTAGCATATCTCTAAGGTGTACAGTTTCTGTATCTGTATTGGATGTCATTGTCTCATCTGACTGGCGGCCCACAGCTTTGTTAGTCAGCTTCTCATTCAGCATTGCCGCAGCTCTGAAGTCAACAAATGCTACCAGGCAAGGGATTACATAGTCATTCATAAGTGTAAGATAGTCCGCTGTCCAGGTACTTGTTTCAACCCTATGCAGCAAGGCCTTGTACAAAGGTGTTCCAAGTGCTGGCTGTAAGTGCATATCTTGTGATCTCTTGATACATACAGATAGGATCTTTGTATCTGTATTCATGTGGATCAATCCTAGCTTCTTGAGATTCTCAACAGAAAGTAAATAGTTCATGTCTTATTGTTTTTTAATAACTAATTGTTGCACCCAAATATGTCTGCAATATGGTGTACTAACTTGAGTCTGAGGATTTGTATACCATCCTCCTCTGTAGTTCCATACATTGCGATCTACTCTTGAGCTAATATTGTTGATTTCATCCCTTGTGTAAAGTCTATTCAATGACAATAGTCTAAGGCAGAAGTCTCTTGATTTAGTCAATACTCTTGGCACACCTGGCCTTTCTTTGTAGCTATACACCACCATGAATTGATCAATAGGAGCTGGAGCTTCATCCAGCAATTGCTTTCCCAAGTCAGACACCTCCCCATCAACAAGTAATTCAAAGTCAATAAGTCTCTCAGTTGACTTGGCAATCTCTTCTACACTGGCACCAGTTGCTGTTGCAATAGATGATGCATCCTCACCAGCAATTAGCATTGATAGAATTGATTTCTCTAGTGCTGAAATATTAGCTTTGACCTCACCAATAGTTGCAAACATCATCTGTTCTTTGCTGAATACCTCATCAGATGGTGTATCCCATTCAATGATATTTGTCTTTAAGACCTTGTATTCAGATGAATCAACACCATATTCTGAGAATATTGTGATCTCATCAGCACTGAATTCATGCTTGTGATCACAGCTTGATAGTGTAGTGCTAGGCAATCCTACAATCTTGCGAGCTTGTGCCTCATCAATTGTTGGAAATGATGCCATCACAATATGTAATGCAGAATCAGATGACAAAGAATCAGATTTTACTCTTTCAACTATATCCATCAATGCTGATATCTGACTTTTACTTAATGATTGATTTGTATCAGTGCTCAAGGCTGTATCTACTGGTGTTGCTGTCACTGGTGCTGCTGCTACAATTGGCCGAACATCAACTAGCTTCAATGTGCCAATGGCCCCTGATAGCTGTACCATGTAATTTATCAGCCATTCAATCTGCTTCTGTCTTGAATTGATGTAGGTATTCTTATAGATCTCAAACAAGTCATCTGTCTCAGCTGCATTGAATGATCCGTTAGGAGCAATACCAAACAAGGAAGGTGCCACCACAGAATGCGCCACAAGAATATTCTGCTGCACTGACTTCTCAGTCATGGCATATCTCTCATGTAGGTTATTACCATTCAATGGCATCACTGTAGGAGCTTCATCTGCTCCATTGCTGAATGTGATGATGATCTCACCAGCATCCTCCACAGATTGTGTACGGCCCTTGATTTGTTCTTTTATCCTTCTTTCCTCTTCAGATGTTTCAGGCTCACCTGATGCCAGGTTAATTAGTGTACCAGCCTTGAATCCATTCTGTATCTCATACATATTGAATTTAGAGATGTCAACATCTGTCTGAATGGCTGTAATACCACCATAGTAGGGAGGCTTAGGATATATTCCTTTCTCACCTCTTGCTTGCTTAGATGGCTCCTTATAGTACAGAATGAATGATCCAGTGCGATTGTTCTCATTCAGTGCTGGATAGCTTCTGTAATTTGTCTTTTCTGCTGATTGCTGCAAAGCGGACCAGTCATCAGATACATAGTAAAGTCTCTCATCCTCAGTAATTCTGATCAGATCAATATCCATGTGCTCCCATCTCACCACCTTAGTACCTTCTCTGTTCCATGTACCTATTACAGCCATTGCACCAAATACCTCAAAATCAAAGGCCATTCTTTGAGCAATCTCATTCATGTCAAAGTCAGCAAATGGATTGGCAAGGAAAGCAGTCAGATCACCTGATACTGCTTCAAGACCACCTCCAGCAATGTAGTAGGTTTTATTCTTGATGATACCTTGATGCCAGGCACTACCTTGCAGAAGCTCAATAAGAAAGAAAGGATAGTCATTCTTTTTACCCCATTTCATGAAGCCTCTTTGAGAATCTTTCTCCTCTATTGGCAATTGATACTGCTTGCTGAATGACAAGCTGGTGATCTTACTCATATATGTTATTTAATATTGTTGTCGAAAATTCATTTGATGGTGAGTCAATCTCATACACATGTGCTCTGCCCTCTTCACATAGATTGTCAGCGAGATCAGGATCTAAGTTAGTGCTAGATGTCTGCTCAAATATTCTGTATGTGTAAAAGCCAGCATATGGAAAAGTCACATCCACACCATCTTCAATCACAAACTCATCAAATCTTGATGTGCTTGTACTGATGTTTGGCAGAATGCAAGTCACAGATTCAAAGCTCTGCTCATGCGTAAACTCAAGGAGCCAATACGGGGCTGTCAGAGTCTGATATTCCGTTACTGTCACTATCAGTGTTGATGTCTGATATCTCTCGAGTCTTAACATTTATTATTTTTATTTTAGGCTCACTATTTACAAAGATATGCAAAAGTCCTAGTTTAATATATAACTCCTCGTTGCCCTCCTCAATCACAAAGTATCTATTCAATAGATTACTCTTGACTTTGGCTCCAATAAATTTCTGATCTATTTTCATGGCTCTAATTTAATAAAAAAAGGGAAAGGAATACTCATCCTCTCCCTTCTAGTATTTGGTTTGATTAGGTAGATTAAACTACTGGAGACTGTTGAGTCAACAAAGTTGCTACAATACCAGGTGATACATCAGGCACTTCATTATTCTCAAGACCAGCCAAGACAATTGAATGTCCATTTCTGTCTGATTTGATAACACCTGAAGTATATTCTGATCCATCATTGATTTGTAGACCTTCATCAAGTCCTAATGCTACATAAGTACCATCAGCTTTCTCAACAATTGCTACCACTTCATTCTGTCCAAGTAAGTGAATCTCAGCACGAAGCTCCTTTGTATCTGATGCTAGGATCATGTTCAAAGATTGCTCATACCATAAAGTTCCATTCTCTTTATTTACTCGGATAGGCGCAGTGTAGCTAGATAAATTTGATTTCAATTTGTACTGGAATACCTCACCAGTGACAGTCAATGTAGTTACTTCATTGCCAGTCAATGTTGGCCCAGTTGCAATTGATCCTATTGGGAACAAAATAACAGATTTGATACCACCTTTTCCATTGGTACATGTTCTGTCATTAAACCCAGTTGTCATATTACATGCCATCTCTTCTGTATTTTTTAAGTTAGGGGAGACCTAAGCCTCCCCATATTTGTTAATTAGTTAGGTGATCCAGTTCCGTTCCAAACTCCGATCTGATCCAAGAATGGTACTTGTACACCAGCTCTGAATTTAGATCTGATATAGATAACATCATCATCTTGAGAATACCAAAGATCGTAGTTATCAAAGTCAGAAGATAAGTCAGTTCCGAATACAAAGTGAGATGCTTTCCCAGTGTAGATATTGTCAAGACCATTCAATCCTGGTACCTTAACAACTCGCATATCTGTACCTGGTACAATGATCTCTTCCATTGTAGCAATTTGTGCTGGAGAATAGTGGAAGAAATTAAGGTCTACCAAGTTCTTCATCAAATAGTTGAAGTTCTCACGGCCAGCGAAACATACGAAATCAGCAGATTCTGCTACAGCTTCAGGTGTATTTGTAAAACACTCATAGAATACATCATAAGCGTTAGATGCATCAATGCTTGCAGTTGCAGAAGTGTTAAGGTTTACAGCACCATTAGCAGTAGTCAAGAATTGACGGTATCCATTCATCCACTGAAGATTACCAGTACCAGTTGCTTTGTTACCTTTCCAAATCAATTTATCTAACTCAAGTGCATGTAAGCTCAAAAGGTAGTTAGTGATTTGTGCTTCAAAAGGTAGTTCTTTGTCCTCAGCAGATGCACCTGGGCGCAATGCCAATTGAGTCCAAAATCCAGCCAAATCTTTT